CTAAATCCTCTGGATGATTGGCATCAGCAACATGAAGTTTTCTACCACCTTGTCCAAGAATGGCAGTGTCAGATGCCCAGCCCTCATAATGTCTTCCAGAACCGATTGAAGCTCGTCTTACTCCTGAAGTAGTTTGAAGACCGGTAACTCCCTGAGTATTTGCTGCAGCATATTCAAGAATAGCAATAAGATCCGGCTGTAGGTTTTTAGCCAACCCTGGTTGACCGTAGGCTGCTACTCTAGGAACAACACCTTGTCCGGGTACATATGTTCCAGCATCACCGCCTGCACCACTAATGCAATTATTAACTGTACCCGGATTAAATCCAATTTGTTTAGGAGCTGATGGTGATCGTGTTTCAATATTAGAAAGCTGCGCTGACTCTATAAATTGGGCGCCAGGGATAATTCTATAAACGGCTTTAGTAATATGCTTATATGAAATTGACTGTGGTATGTTAATTCCGGAAGTTCCTACAAATGCTATAGTTACAACTTCGGTTCCACTAATTCCGGAAGTCGAAGATCCAGCAGTGTTTATAGGTCTTCCCTTTTGTACAATACCGTCTCTTCTAATAATAAAGTGATATTGATTACCGTCGTATCCTGCCTGATTATGGATTTGGTTGAATTCATCGGACGAAAGATCTTTCTCTGTTCCAGTAGACTGAAGAATAAACGTGCTAATGGTTCTTGTTGATCCGGCAATAATAGCTTCAAATTCTTCAGAAGTTCCTACATATTCAAATTTATGTTGGAGAGTGCCAAAGGTTTTATCACCAGAATTAATAGAAGAAGCAGTATGGCCTCTCCCCCCGATAACAACATTTGGATCTAGTTCAATCTTTTTCAATTCGGTAATAATTTCAGAAATATCCGTTAATCCAGTAGGATAACTCTGTACAATTTTCGCCGCCGCGTCCAAATTACCTGAATAGATATTAGATAAAATACTTGCTTTTACTTTTTTGGGAACCCTGTTCGCATCTAATACTAATTGTAGTCTTTCCTGAATATCAGGATCAATATCAATTGCAATATTATCGATTATGGCTGGACCTACTGGTAAAACTAATGAATCTAAAACCCCTGCAGTATTTTCCAAAACGTTTTTAATTTTAGGTGTAGTAATGGCCGATTCATCAAACTCTTTTAATCCGTCTAGAACCTGACCGGATACTCCCTTTGGTGAAATCTTTTTTAAAATAGGTTCTAATTCTTGAGATGATTTACCGGTTAAGTTTCCTAGGACATTATTAATTGCTTGAGGAGTAGCCATTGTTACTACTTCATGTAAAAAATTGGGCTTAGCGGTACCAGCCCCATCAATAGTTCCTTCTAATGCATTTAGACCAGATTGCAATCCACTAGGAATTGGATCTACGAGATCATCGTATAACCCCGGGATTTTATCCGTAAGTACTGCAAAAGGTTGCTGGAAGACTTGTGGTGTTAAACCATTCTGTGATAAATTCTCAGTAATAGTAGTAATCCCAGCGATCGTTTGTCCGGAACTTTGACCGAATTCACTATTTCTTACCGCCTGGGCCAATTTAGGTAATGGTGCAGTAATACCAACCGAGGAAGAAACAACCCCGTTTGCAATACTTTTCATTGCTGAACTAAGTGATTTAATAGATACTACCATTATTAACTCCAGTTAGTTACGGCTCTTGCGCCGTTAAGACCCTGCCTATAATGAGCAGGATCGCTTGGTCTATTTCTACTATCCCGTCTTGCTCCGTAAACGGCATCATAGCCATACCACGGACTCCAACCACCAGTAGCAGCTTGATCTAATGCGAATCTGATCTGATTTCGAATACCTTCTCTAGTGTTATCAGTAACGAGATCCCGCCCGGTCGATCTTTCGTATGTATTTCCCAATCCTGCACCTGTAAACAATTGATAAGGGCCAAAGGAAGCTTCTCTTCCATTTAATGAACCATTCCCAGATCTAGCAATAGTTGATTGGTACGATCCAGCGCCTTCAGCTCTAAATACTGCAATAGCAACTTGGGGATCTATATTTCTAAGAGTTGCTTCTTCCGTAATCCACTGTTCTATTTCGCCCTGACTTAAATCATCCGGATATCCTCCAGCGATTCTATTTGGATTAGATACTGGTATTCCGGTTTGACTCTGTTGATTACTTCCGGAAGTTCCGGCAGCACGTGAATAGGGGCTAAGAGATATATCCCCTTCCACCCCTGGAACCGATCCCCAAATAATTGGATTTTGTTTTAAGTATCCATCTAAAAAGAATCCGATCACCCTAGCGCCAGGTTTTAATTGGGCATTCTGACCAATTCCAGAAACTCCACCTTCAGTTGTTGGCACAATTACTGAAGCCCAGGGGAGTTCTTCATCCTGAATATCCTGGCCGTGAACCCCCTGGATTCTAACTGTAGCTCTGCCTAATTGTAATGGATCGTTAGCAGTATTAATTACTACGCCATACCACCAGATAAAATTTCCACTCATGGTCCTACTGTCTCCGGATCTACGTTCGAACCGCTAGAGAATTTTGTACATGTCAAATATACATCATACCGATTGCGATTGAAATGGTGTCGACAATGCGTAATAATATGTTCACCCGACATTTTTTTATCTATAGTAGTTTCTGGACCAGAATTATCAACATCAGCATCTACATAGTTGTTATAGAAAACTAATGGTATAACATGACCGATACTTTTACCCTTTTGATCCTTAGGCCAGAAATGATATCCTGGGATTTTAACATCAATAGGATCTTTAGAAAGTAACGATCTAAATGCATGAGAGGTGGATCTTCTATTGTATCCATCTTGATCATCTACGTCATTAATATTAAACTCGTAATCACTATAAAGATTACTTAGATAAGGATAAACAATTCTGGCACTTTTTTTATTATGCATTCCATCAAAAGCTAATTCATCGTATAAAACTGTTTGTTGATTTCGCGGTAAATGCTTTTGTAATAAAGGAATCTTTTCAACAATAGAATGATGTTTATCATTTGTAGAAAATTGATTTAAATTTAAGAATGTCCAATCAGAACCAATTGCACCGTTTTCAGATTGTCTTAAAATGTTTACTGAATTATAATGGTTGTAATCTTCAATAATTCTAGAAGAAATATTTAATGAAATAGCATCCTGCTTACCAGTTTTTTGCTGTCTAAAAGTAAATCCGATTTTACCATGTGGGCGATCTTCGAGGATTTCCCCCAATGATTTTAGTACAAGTTTATCGGATCCTAATTCTGAATAGCAATAGTAAGGAAGTCCATCCTCATCAGTGCAGACCAAGGAAATATTTTCTACGGCTTCTAAAGGTGGGATATTCGGGGTAATATATCTAAACCTAGACTGCACTGGATTAGATAATACATCTAACGTTTTTTCTAATTTAGAATCTGATAGAATCTGGGAAATCATTTCATGCGGTTGACCCACATAAGATTTATTACTAAGTTCTATAGCGCTCTTAAAATAGATATCTTCTACTAATTGTAGGACATATACCGCAGAGGCATCAGTACCTTTTCTTGATTCGTTAATTTGAATAACCACAAAATTTTTATGGAATTCATTTTCTTCATCAACCCCGTTATTAATTCTGATTTCAAGCTTTTCAGTACCCTGCCAATTTACAATCTCGTTAATATTGACGGTATCAGCAATAATAATTTCACCAGTAAGATAGTTAGAAGATATGGATTCATAGATATTCAATTCTAAAATAGCGTCAATTAAATTCAATTCACCACCTCGATCAGCTGTTAATCGGGCGGTTTCATATTTAAAAGTATAAGGCGTCTGAACGAATTCTGCCATTATTATTCTCTCATAATTTTCTTAAATTGAGCTACCAACTGAGAAATATTAGATGGCTTTAATATAATCATATTGCGATGATCTTCGTTATTATTTTCCATGTAATTAGCATAAGAAACCTTAGTTAGCAATTCGCCGGGACCTGTAAATGGATCGATATCTGTCTGTACTTCATCGGCATCTACATAATAAATTGCTGCTTCTCTTTCAGATGAATATGAGTGCAATGTAATAAATTCCCCATTAGCATCTTCTAAAAGCTCACCGGCAGTAAATGTTTTTGTACCAGAAATCCAGATCTGACCTAAATCAAGATTACGTTTAATAACAGTTCCAGTGGTTTCAGATGATAATCCCGTAATGGTTTGACCGACTTTGAATTTATTGTGAATTGCATCATGAGTAACTAATACCGTATTTGGAAAGTTTTCGTTAATCTTTTTTTCAAGATTAGAATGATCAAGCGGCCAACCTTGTTCCCGGATATGGTCGTTTAAAAGATAGAAGGTCCAATGATAATCTGGTGTACCGTATAATTCATATGAGACGTGATCTGGTCTCATACCTTCCTTAATATAGTATTTGCTATAAAATACATTTGACTTTTTTACTTCATCAAGAATATTAGAATAAGCTGCAAGATTTGGAAATAAAACATCATATGTCTCATTTCCAAATTTATAATTAACTGTTGGGAAATTAGGAAAATAAGGCATTAGAATCCATCCGCAATATCTTGTTGATCCAAAGTTTCTGCTTCTGAGAAACTAATAGTGATAGTTGTTTCTACTGGTGCACCGCCACTGTGATACATTTGAGATCCTGGATTATATGAGGTACTAGCATTAATTAAAAAAGCCGGTTTAAACTTAATTACGTGCTGAGAATCAGTTTGATCTGGACCTGGATCAATTCTGATTATCCACTTAGGAGGATATTTCACAGTAATACTATCGGTGGTTCTTTCAGGATAAACTCCTGCGCGGAAAGCTTTAACAATAGAAGCAACTTCATCAGCCTCTTCTTTACTTTGAGGGATCATTTGGAATTGGAACGTGAAACCTCTAATGTTTACGCCCTGGAACAATGATTTAGTATTTGGGTTAAAGATACGTCCAACCCCAAAGTTAATGCCATTTTGAACGCCTAAACCCCCGATTGCTGCTCCAGGAGCTCCCGATCCAAATATTTGACCAATCGCATTACCTACCAATGAAGCTCCTGAAGTTACAAGACCTCTTGCAAGCATTGATCTTACGTCTTCTGATGTAATATTCTGCACGGTAGCTGCTAAATCTTCTCCTGCTGTTCCTCTGGCAAATGCCCCGGCGGCTGCCCCAATTAAACCAAGATCAGTATTCGAATAAGAAGCGCCATCTGGAAAAACTAGACCCTGAGGAACATACATAGTAATACTATCGCCATCAGCCACTAATCTTCTTCCAGTACCAGGATCGCTTGCTAGCCCAATGGCCCTCGACGCCGACCTATTTGGCAAAGCCCGAGTTCTAGTGAAGGTAATTCTAGAGTTACCTAAATTATCTTCATTGAAATGTAGCGGAAAAGATGGCATTATTTTATCCAATAAATAGTTAAAATCTTTCTAATTATTTATGTACAAATTTATGGCTTATTCAGGTATATACACGTTAAAAAATAAACAGAAGTACAAAGGCAATCCGAATGGTATTGTCTATCGATCCCTATGGGAAAAGCAATGCTTTATGTGGTGCGATACGAATAGCAGTGTTAAGTCCTGGGTTAGTGAAGAGGTTGTTATTCCGTATTTCTATGATGTCGATAAACGCTATCACAGATACTTTGTCGATTTACTTATACAGTTTGAAGATAAAACTGTTTTAGTAGAAATTAAACCAAAGAAAGAAACTCTACCCCCGGAATTCAAAGGCAGACGTACTAAACGTTATCTTGAAGAATCTTTTACCTTTGTCAAGAATCAAAACAAATGGGCAGCTGCAAAAGAATATGCGGAAGATCGTGGATGGAAGTTTGAAGTGTGGACAGAAGATACATTAAGAGCTATAGGTATTATGAAACAGCAAAAACTTCCAGCGTTAAAACCTCTGAAAAATAACATAAATAAAAGGAAGAAGTCTTAGGAATTATAAATGGATAATATCTTCCAACAGTTAGAGTTAGAAGCCTTTCGAAAAGGTATTCAACCTCGCACCAAGCAATCTATCGAATGGTTTCGTAAGAAAGCCGGTGCCATGACTGGTTTTAGTAATGAATCTTTAATGCGGCAAGATCCTTTGAAGCAGGTTAGTTCTTTTAAACCTGGTTCAATGTATATGTATTTTTATGATCCTAAACACAAAGACACATTGCCATATTATGATACGTTTCCTCTTGTAGTTCTGGTAGGTCCAGCACCTGGTGGGTTCCATGGTTTGAATTTACATTATCTTCCACCGACCCTACGCGCTAAAATGCTCGATGGATTGATGGATAACATAAACAATAAAAAGTTCGATGAGACAACACGTATGGCCGCAAATTATGAGCTGCTACAAGGATCTAGCAAGTTGAAGTACTTTAAGCCCTGCTTTAAACACTATTTAAGTAACCAAGTAAAAAGTAGGTTCGCGTACGTGCCGCCGCCCGAGTGGGAGATCGCAACTTTCTTACCGACCGCACAGTTTAAGAAAGCTTCGGAGAGTAAGGTATATAGAGATTCTAGGAGAGCAGTCTAATGCCAACATTTAGTGTAGATACTTTATTGGCGCAAGCGAAAGCAGATGGTGGTTTCGCTAAACAAAACCGATTTATGATTAACTTACCTAATCTTGCGTTTGGGACTCTTATTCCAGGAACCAATACGACTTCTGCACTTTTTGATCAAAACGCCGAACAAGTCGCAAATATATTTTCAATATATTGTCGTGCAACAAATATGCCAGGTAAACAGATTTTAAGTGTTGATCGTCGTGTCGGCCTAACCTATAATAAAATTGCATACGGGTATGCCTCTGATGATGTCGGATTAAGTTTCCAATTAACTGAAAACTATTTTATTAAATCTTATTTTGAAGCTTGGCAACAGTCAGCCGTTGTGTCTAATGGTCCCGGCGCGCATTTCCCCAAATTTAGAGACGAATACGTTCAAGATGTTTCTATCATCCAACTAGGAATGGATGGAGAGAGGAAACATAAAATTAAACTTTTAAAGGCTTATCCAACCACTGTCAATGCTATTCAATTTAATGACGCTAGTGGTGAGCCTACTGAATTGAGTGTACAATTATCATATAAGAGATGGATTGAAGAATGATTCCTACGTTAAACGATACCCCAAAATATGACTTAGTTATTCCTTCAACGGGTAAGGAGATTCGTTTCCGGCCCTATAAGGTAAAAGAAGAAAAAGTGCTTCTAACAGCTTTTCAGTCGGAAGACAAAAAGCATGGATATAAAGCAATCGCTGAAACAGTACAAGCTTGTATTGGCGATCAAGCGGATATTAGTAAACTGACAATGTACGATCTTGAATATATGTTTACTAAGATTCGTTCTAAATCGTCAGGAGAAGAAGCAAATCTAAAAGTAAAATGTTCTAAGTGCAATACCTCAAATGAAGTATCTGTAAATATAGATTCGGTAATTAGTGAACAAAAAGAGGCTAATAAAAAAATTAAATTAGACGAGAGCATCTCAGTAGAATTAAAAATCCCATCATTTTTACAATTGATCGATGATGAAGATCTAATGAATACAGTACAACGTCATGAAAAGGTAATTAAAACTATTGCGCATTCAATCAAATTAATATACACCAGTGATGAAGTTATTGATGTATCAGAGGAGAAATTTGAAGATGTTGTTAACTTCGTAGAATCTTTAAATGAACAACAGTTTAAAGAGATTCATAAGTTTGTCGAGGATCGCCCTAAATTAATTTATAATATTGATTTTAGATGTATCTCGTGTTCGCACGATAATCATTACGAAGTGAAAGAAGCTAAACATTTTTTTTAATTTGGTCAAGTAATGATAATCTCCTCAATCATTATAAGACCAATTTCGCATTAATGCAGCACCACAAATACAGTCTAACTGAACTGGATAATATGCTACCCTATGAAAGAGACATTTATGTCGGCTTGCTATTACAGCATCTAGAAGAGAAAAAAGCAAAGGCTAACAAATGAGCTTATCCGCACTAAATACCTCACTTTCTGCTTCGAAGGGCGCCTTTGATGCGAGCGATTTTATTGTTACGCAATTAAGTATTTTAAATATTAAATCTCAAAGGATCACTGAAGGAACTGGCGAGATGGTCGAACAATTAAATCGACTAAACGAGGTTTCAGATAAAATCTTAGAAGCATTGGTATCTAATTTAGACGATCTTGAAACCAGATTGGAATCAAAAACTACTGCTGCAAGCGGATCTTTTATTCCGAATGATACTGCTATCCCCGCATCGGCTTCAGGCGCTGGTGGTGGAGCGGCTTCTTCTTTTATTTCTGGTGCACTTGGAGGTCTTGGCGCAGGAATGCTATCCCGAGCAGGTGCGGCTAGGGCATTGGGATTTGCATCAAGAGGATTAGCCGCCGGTGTCGCATATTTTGCAGCAGAGGAACTTGGAGATTTTCTTACGGAATTAACGGGAAATGAGTCATTGGGTGACGTTGCAGAATGGACTACAAAAGGGGGGGCTCTCGGATCCATATTCGGTCCTCCTGGCATAGTTGTGGGTTCTATTGCAGGATTTGCATATGGCGCAGCCCAAGCATTGACTAATTGGATGGATGAAAAACGTGCTGAATTTGAAAGAGATGTTAATGATACTTTGGCCGCCATGGGCGCTGACCCATCCACATCTGCATCTGATTTTCTAGCTCCTAGATTAACTCCCGAACAACGAAATGCGATTTCTTCAATGCCGATTGAATTAACACCCGGAATTACTGCACCTCAAGCAGTAGATGCGGCACTAGAAGGCATGACTCCTACTGAAAGAGATAAATTTTCAGAAATAGCGGCGGCTGCTCAAGCAGGGGATCCTTCTGCGCAAGAAGCTTTTACGCAGGTAGTGCAAGAAGGATATCTGAAATTACAAAACCAAGAATATCTGGCGCCCGTACGGGATACCGCATATAATGCAGCGAATATGGTGGCAGAGAATTATGGGGTAGACGATGAAAACTATAATACAATAATCAGAGCTTTAACTGATTTTAGACTTGGAGGAGAAGCTGGGCTTATAAATCTAGCTACTGAATACAACCTCCTTTCTAATCGTATTAAAGACCATGTATTACAGGGTATGAGCACGGAAGAGATTATGGCTGAAGGTCCTGAAGGGTTCCAAGTTGATCAAAATACTTTTAATAGAATAGTAGAACTGTCCAGATTAGTAACTGAAAATAATGATTTATCTGTATTACCTTCTTCCGTTAGAGAAACTGCAGGTAGTATGCTTTCTGAAGAAGGTGGTAGCGGTAATGTAGTAATAGTTCAGGGCGGAAGCCAGCCAGCTCCCGCCCCAGTTGTTAATGTTGAAGCTCCGAAAGTTCCTATGGGTGATACTATCGATAATAGATTTAACCGAATGTATCGAGGAATTCCTGGCGGAGGGATGTACGGTTATACTCGTTAACCGGCAGCCAGCTTAGCAAAATAGGATAGCGTATCCTCTTCTTCAGCTGGCTCTTTCGATGCGGTGTCGTTACTATTAAAACGATCGTAAGGAATATCATCATCCAATTCGACGTCTTCTGCACGGTAGCTAGGAGCAGCTGCTTGATTACCAAGCTGTGCTTCTTGCCGCATAGTAGCAGTACCACCATTTGCTTCTTCACCCAGTACGGTCATTAGGCGAGACTTAAGTTCGTCATATGACTTATACTTCTTGGGATCAGTAAACTCACGAAGATCGTGGAGCTTATTGTAGATACGCTCTAGTTCTTCGTCATCTTCGGATAGGGCACGAGGTGCAGCAAACTCCGACTTATCATAGTTCACCCAACCATCGACGACACGAGCCTTTAGTTTAAAGTCCGCGCCGGACCAAAAATCAAATGGGTTCAAAGGCTCTTCATCTTGAAACTCAGGCTTCATTGCATCCATGAGTTTATCGAAGATCTTTTTACCAAACTGATAGATCATCACACGACCTTCATTCTGGGGATTAGCAGGATCGCTAACAACCAGAACGTTAGCCACATAGTGTAGTCGACGTTTCTGCTTACGTGCTTTTTCCTTATCAGCCTCATGTCCAGAATTCCAAAGGCGAGCGTTCAGCTGACCAACTGGATCTTCTTGACCAAGAGATGTAAGGGAGTTTTCGATGTACCACTGACCAGTAGGTCCTTGGAAGCCATGGTCC